CTGCCCCTGGGTCTACGCCACCACCCGCAGCCGAATCACCGGTCACACGCCGCAGCAGGTCACGCACGGGCTGCCCGAGCGGCCCGACACCCTGGCTCTGAGCACCACCAGGCGGGAACATACCGGCATCCAAAATGGAGTTGACCTCATTTGACACCTGATCCGGTGTCCACGTCGGGTGAATCGTCTCCACCAGCGTCTCTGTGCTGGCAGCCTGCGCTTGTCGCAGCCACAGCACCTCTTGGGCGCCGTCGAGAGGGTCGGCCGGCAAGCCGTCACCCAGCTCGATTCCCGGCAAGCACTCTGCGACCGTCTCGATCTTCTTCTCCAGGGCTATCGCCGTCCCAAAGGCCCAGCCCATCGCCTGTAGGGCCATGTGCTCTTTTCCGCTCCGATTGAGGAGGGTTCTGAGTTGGCTCAACTTCATTGCGTACCCCGACACCGCCCTCTGGATCGTCGCGGTATTCCCCTGAATACCCCAGGTCAGGGGTGCGTACCCAGCGACGGTGACCATGAGCTGGGTGATGTGGTCCATCCATTTGATGTGCTCCTCAGCCAAGAAATCGGGCTGGACGATGTTGATGAGCTTACCGGGGTCGGTGCCCAGCGGCGCACGCAACCGGCTGCCACCGGACAAGATGAAGCCGTCGATTTCGAGGCGGCCCGTCTCGTCGGCCAGGCTCCGATCCACAAACACCCTGGGTGTGGCCTTGCGCCCACGGTCCAGCATGAGGGACTCAGCCTCGTTGATGAGGTCGAACACCGGCCCCAAGCCGAACATGTCCGACTCGGCACCCGGTATGTTCTCCCAGGGGATGAGCGTCGGAGAATCCAGGCCCGTCTCCCACTCGTCATCGAGTTCGGCAAACTCCGGCAGCTTCTTGAGACTGACGGCATCCCCCAGCTCGCCGTTGTCACCCTTGAACAGCTTGCGTTCCACGAGGCCCGTCGAGTGGGACTCGAGGAGACGATAGACGATCTTCTCCTCACCCTTCTCATGGGACTGGCGCTCGAGCACGACGATGCCGCCAACGTAGAACGTGCCGTGCTTGCGATGCCAGATGATCTGGTTTTCCTCAACCAAGGTGAGCAGCGGCAACTTGGAGATTTCCTCGTCGTAGAGGACACGGATGCCGATGTTGCCGTCCTTCGCCGTCTTGATGCCACCGAGGATGGCGAACGCACCGAAGTCGTTAATACGCTCGATGTCGTCCACCAGGTCCGTGAACTGGTCAGATGTCACCTTCGGCGTCTCGGAGAACAGAAGGGCGGCGCTGAACCGGCACAGCTCCCGCGGCCAGCCGATCGGCACATACACCTCGGTACGTGGTCCCACAATGGCAATGTTGGGGTTGGACTGAATGAGGCGCTGCCGGTCGTTGTCGTAGCGCAACTGGTAGCTCTTGATGAGGTCCCAGTGCTTCTTGGTGTGGTCGTCAGGCGGCCATCTCGGCGTTTTCTTCTGCGCCGCGAGCAGATTCGCAAAGAACTTGCTTGGTTCAGCCATCAGTCCTCCTCAACCTGACCGATCATATCAGATCGTGCGGCGTACACGCAGGTAGCTGCATCAACAGTATGGTCGTGCCCCTTCATCGGTTTCTCATCGCCGGCACCGGACTTCTTGTCCCAGGCATAGGATTTCGAGTCGATGAAAAGTTGCGGACACGCTGCGGAAATAGCCTCGTTGGCGTGCTCCAAATACCATTTACGTGCCAAAATCCCAACACGTTTGTACGTGGCGAAGGGCACCGGCTGAATCAGCGTCGGGATGCCCGCCTGCTCGAAGTGAGCGGCCAGAGCGGCGTTCTCCGTCGCACCGGCGGCGTCGGCGTAGATCATCTCGATGTTCCATTCGGTGCAGATGCGACTGATGTCGTCCATACGAGCGCCCAACTCGATGCGCTGCCAGATGTGCTCGTCCACCCAGGCCAAGCGCCCGTCCGATGTCTCATAGGCTATTTCGAGAGCACATTCGTTCTGTCCCCAGTCAAGCCCAGCCGAGGTCACGGGGCGTATCAACTCACGATGCGCCACGTCCTGTAACTCCTTGATGGGCGCTGGTGTCATCCACTCCCTGCTCCGCTTGCGAGCCAGTCCTTCGGGTGTCTGAGGCTCGACCATCATCAAGCGATTGTTGACCCACGCCTGCACGATCCCCGGCATCTGGAATCCCTTGCCGTTCTCCCAGGCTTGCTCGAGCAGCTCACCGGGGAACACAGCGCCCGAGTAGGCGAGCGGCGAGGACATCATCTCCTGCTCGAACACCTCCTTGGGGTTGTTGAGCCGGAACTCCTCGATTTCTGCATCGTCTATGTACGGGTTGTCGGCCGTGATGAACTTGAAGGCTGCCCATTCCGTGTTGGCAGGGTTCATGGCGTTGCGCCACAGGTCGTAGAACCAGTTCTCGCCGTTGAAGGTACCGATGAGCAGGGCAGACCCCTTCTTGTCAGCGAGGGATGCCCGCAAGACGCTGAACCACACCTCGGACGGACAGAACGCCGCCTCGTCCACCACCACCAGGTCGTTGCCTTCGCCTCGAAGGTTGTCCCATCGTTCGGTGGACCCGAAGATCATACGCCCACCCGTGGACAGGTAAATCTCGCCCAGCGTCTTGTTCAGCTCCCTCGAGCGCGCCGGCAAGGCTCGAGCCACCATGCGGAACCCGATACGGCTCTGAGCGTGTGACGAAGATACCCAAGTCACCACGGCGTCCGGTTTCGACGCTGCCACCTCGATTGCCTTTGCGGCTGCAAGCATCGTCTTGCCGAAGCGTCGGCCGGCAGCAACCACCTTGAAGCGTGCCGGCGATTCCCATACCTCACGCTGACCGGGATGGAGTGTCAGGTCGAGAACCCACTTAGAGACTGCGCGGTCCAGCACAGCCTCCTCTGCTGCGACTCTAGGCATCTTCGCCTGTTTCCATGCCCATGCCCCTCAACACCTCTACCCACTTCAGGTTTATCGAGGCGATCAGCCCACCGAGGTGTCCCATCAACATCGTGGGACTCGTCACGGTCTGCAAGGCGTAGACGCCATCCCCCACATCCACGTTCAACTTGACCAGCAGCCAGCCCTCGACCGTGTACGGCCCGAAGTACTTCTCTGCCGGTTGGCACTCAACGGCCTGCATCTCGAACAACTGTTCGTTCTCACGGAAGAACTGATCGACTGCACCTTGCCGGACCTCCATCAGTTCCTCAAGCGTGAAGGCGGCTATCGCTGCTCGCAACTCCCGTTGCTGCTTCTTCCCCATCACTCATCGCTTCCCTCAATAAAGCGTGCGCCAACGGTGACAGCCGGCGCGAAGTCCTCTGTTCCGCCAATACGCACCACGATCTCCGTGCGAGACGGCCCCGTGTCCCCACGACGTGCCACCAGGGAGTCGAACCCACGAAGGCGAGCAATCTCTCGCGCCGAATCGAGGCATAGTCGGAGGTAGTTGGACGCAGCAAGGCTGCCACGTGCCGTACCGAACGAGTCTCGGTGGGCTTTCCAGGATCGACCCAGGATAGCCTCAAGCTGCCCGATGATCTTCTCAAGTTCCTCCTCCGAGTTCTCGAGCCGAGAGAGCCGGAGCTTCGCCTCGACGCTCAGGTACTTCTGGATCGTCGCACGCGACAGTCCTAGCTTTTTGGCAATGCTGGTCTGAGTGTGGCCGGAGGAATAGAGACGCCAGGCTTCCATGCGCCTCTCCTCGAGGCCAGCCATCTCCAGATCCACTCCTGCCAGCGGCGGGAGTTCCACCGGCGCGTGAATACCCAGCTCAGGCGCCCGAGCGGCGAGCACGGGAAGGGAAGCATGGCTCACGAACAGCCTTTCCGTTTGCGGGTAGCGAGCACCTTCTTGACAGATGCAACCGCCCCGGCAGCGGAGGAGACAGCCTTGCTAGACGGTGGAGACTTCTGCTTCGGATGGCGAGGCGGTTGCACGTAACCTAGCATAGCCTGCATCGTCCTCTGTGGCAAGCTCGAAGCGGGCCACGATAGGAAACGGCGAATCGTGGTCCTGGTATTCCAGGCTGCCGATGCGGTCGGGCTGGAACGGCCCTTCGGGAGCAAACCCGTTCAGAGCGTCCTCGTACTCATCGAGAGTAGCGAACTGCACAAAGACGTAGCGCCTCTCTGGACGTGGGGCTGCCAGGGCTTCCTTGAGGTTCGCCATCAGTGGCGCCATTTCCTAGTATTTCTAACAAAGTTGGCCTGTTTCTTCGTGGCCGCCGATGCACCTGAACCGGGCTTCAGCACCTTCGCAGCATACCCTGACACGCTCATGCCGGCGTTCTTAGCCTTCGCCGTGAACAGCCCGACGTGAGAAGGCTTGATGTGGATAGTGGACTTTTTCTTGGTTGCCATCGCACCTCCTAAATACGCTTGATGAGGTAGAGCGCCAGCAAGATGGCAACAACGAGAATCACGATACCGAGCGCGCCGAGTCCGAACATTACGGTCCCTGGAAGCCCTGCGGTCCTTGAGT